GGAGGCAGCTGGGCGGCGACCCGACCATCACCATCGAGGACCCCTTCGACGCCATCACCTGCAGCGACCCGCGAAACCGGCGCCGTCGCACCGGTGGCCTCAAGCGGTGGATGGACGAGGAAGGCCACCTGAACCTCGTGCTGTACCAGCCGGACCTCATCTGGCGCCTCCGGAGCGAAGGCAAGTGGGAGCCGACCAACGGCGGGTCGTTCGTGCTGGTGGCTGACCCGCAGGAGGGTGAGGCCTGGCCGCTGCAGAACCGGCTCGGCGTGGTGCCGCTGGTGCCGCTGCCGAACCGGCCACGGCTGCGCGTCGAGGGTCGGTCTGAGATTGACCCGGTGATGTCGAACCAAGATGCCATCAACAAGTACCGCGCCGACGCTCTGGTGGCAGCCGAGTTCGCCGCGTTCCGGCAGCGGTGGGCGACCGGCTTGGAAATCCCCGAGGACCCCAAGACCGGCCAGCCGGTGGAGCCGTTCAAGGCTGCGGTGGACCGCCTCTGGGTCGTGCCACCACCGGACCCCGACGACCCGAACCAGACCGAGGCGAAGTTCGGTGAGTTCAGCGCCACGGACCTTGCCCCGTATCAGGCGATGATTGAGAGCGAGATTGGGGCGATGGCGAGCATCAGCCGCATGCCCTATCACTACCTGCTGGGTCAGCCGCAGTCGGTGCCACCCTCCGGGGAGTCGTTGAAGTCGTCCGAGGCTGGCCTGGTGGCGAAGGTCAACACGTCCGAGCTCCACTTCGGCGAAGGCTGGGAGGAGGTGTCACGCCTGACCCTGCTGGCCGTGGGCGATGCCGGGAGCAAGGACCGCAGCAGCGCCACCGAGTGGCGTGACCCCGAGACGCGCAACGAGGCGGTCCGTACCCAGAGCGCGGTGCTTGCATACCAGCAGGGCATCATCACGCAGCCCGAAGCACGCCTGGCGCTCGGCTACCAGCCGCTGCCCGAGGACGCTGCTGGGGCGACGCTGGGGACCGTGCCGCCCGGTGGCGCACCTGGCGCACCTGCCGCAGCTGGGCCAGGCGCCACGCCTGCCCTACCTGCCAGCCCGCCAGCCGGTGGCCTACCGGCGTGATTGACATGCCGGAAGGAGACACATCAGGATGAGCGACACGACAGGTGAGGCAGCGGCCCAGGGGACCGAGGCTGCACCGGCGCAAGGCGCCACCACCGAGGCCCAGGGGGCTAGCTCCGCACCGGCGCAAGGCGCCAGCGGTGCCGCAGGTGAGGTGTCAGTCGAGACCCTGACCAAGAAGGTAGCCGACCTCGAGAAGGACAACCGAGCGTATCGCCAGAGGGAGAGCGCGCGGGAGGCCGCTGCGAAGGCGCAGGAAACGGCCGACATGACCGAGGTGCAACGGCTGACAGCGGAGAACAACGACCTCCGCGCCCAGATGCAGACCATGACGGCCAAGACGCAGGAGCAGTCACTGCGCACGGCAGCCGTCGAGGTGGCGCAGCGGCTCGGGTACAAGAACCCGGACATCGCATTCGCTCACCTGGTGCGCAACAGGGACACGCTGGAGTTCGCCGAGGACGGGACCCCGACCAACGTCGAGAAGATGTTGCGTGGCCTGGCCGACAGCGACCCCTACCTCGTGGTGAACACGGACTTCGGTGGAGGCCAGCGCGGCGCACCGGTTCCGCAGGGTCAGGACATGAACGCGCTCATCCGTGGTGCTGCGAAGCACTGACGCCAGGAGTACGACATGGCTTTCAACAACATCATCGCCCGCGATGACGTCGGTGGCCTCATCCCGACCGAGAGCGCGACCGCCATCATCCAGTCGCTGACGGCGCAGTCGGTGGCACTTGCCACCTTCCGGCGCGCGGTCATGCCGAGGGGCGTCACCGAGATGCCAGTGCTGTCGGTCCTGCCGGTGGCCTACTGGGTCAGCGGTGACACCGGCCTCAAGCAGACCACCGAGGTGAACTGGGACAACGTGACCCTGAACGCCAGGGAACTCGCTGTCATCGTGCCCATCCCGCAGGCTGTCGTGGACGACGCCACCATCGACCTCTGGGCGGAGATTCGTCCCCGCATCGCCGAGGCCTTCGGGGCGAAGATTGACGCAGCTGCTCTGTTCGGCAGCGACAGCCCCTCCGGCTGGGACGACAGCATCGCCGAGCAGGCCATCGCGGCCGGGAACACCTATGCGGTGGGCGACAGCGGTGGCGACATCAGCCTCGACATCTCGAACACCTGGGCGTTGGTCGAAGAGGACGGCTTCGACGTCAACGTGCAGTGGGCACGGCGCCGCATGCGGTCCCGTCTCCGTGGCCTGCGCGATGAGAACGGCCAGCCCATCTTCCAGAACGCGCTGGACCGCACGACCCCGGCCAGCGTCTACGGCGAGGACTTGCTCTACGTCTCCAACGGGGCGTGGGACGACGACTACGCGATGGTGGTCGGGGACCGGAACGCGGCCATCATCGGCGTGCGCCAGGACATCACCTACAAGGTGTTCACCGAGGGCGTCATCTCCGATGACAGCGGCAACGTCGTGCTGAACCTGATGCAGCAGGACGCCATCGCCATGCGCGCAGTGATGCGCGTGGGCTTCGCCGTTGCGAACCCGGTCAACGCGCTCGGCGCTGCCGACCCGTTCCCCTTCGCCGTCCTGACGGAGAGCGGTTCCTGACCTGACAGCCGGTGGCGCCTGGTACTTGCCAGGCGCCACCCATCACATCGGAGGCGACATGCTCACGGTGGACGACGCGCGTGCGCTCATCACGACCAGCCTGAGTGACACGCAACTCGCCGATGTCATCGACCGTGAGGAAGCGTGGCTGGCAAGGCGCATCGGACCCCTGGACGGCCAGCGGGTCGAGACGTTCGTGTCTGAGGACGGCGACGAGGTGCTGCACCTGCAGCGCCCAGCTGGGCCAGGCTGGGCAGTGGAGGATGAGGGCGGGGACCGCACGGCCGACGTGCGCCTCAGCGGCTGGTCCGACATCGTTGGCAGCGCCTGGCGCAGCAGCATCGCGGTGACGTACGAGCCGGTGGATGGACCCGAGGTCACGCGCGCGCTGGTGACGCTGGTGCGGCTGACCGTGGCAGAGACAGCGTTCACGTCCGAGAGCGCCGGGGGCTACAGCAGCGCCACCGATATCCAGCAGCAGCGCACGACCCGCTGGGCTGCCTGGCATGGCCTGCTGAGGCCGCGCCGACCAAGCACCACGCGCATCGCTGGCAGCCTCTCCAACGTCGAGGCGGTCAAGGCCGTCTCCGTCGTCGCCCTGGGGTCGTGACACCGCGCGTCGTCATCCTCGTTCCAAGGCGCGAAGGCTTCGCTGACCGGGACGCGCTCTGGTCGTTCACGAAGCCGTGGTGGCGCGAGAACTTCCCCGACTGGCCGGTGGTCGAAGGCCACCACGACGTGGGCCTGTTCAACCGAAGCGCAGCCGTCAACCGTGCTGCAGCACTTGCGGGCGAGTGGGACGTGGCGGTGCTCATCGACAGCGACGTGCTGACCGACCCAGACGCGGTGCGCAAGGCCGTCCCCCTGGCCGTCGAGACGGGTCAGATGGTGGTGCCGTTCGAGGTCCGCTACAACCTCAATCAGCTGGGCACCAGGCGCATCCTCGCCGGCGACCGAGGGAGCTGGAAGGGCTACATCGGCCGCACCTTCCGAGGCCAGCACTCGTCGGTCGTGGTCATACCGCGCACCCTCTGGGACGACATCGGCGGGTTCGATGAGGGGTTCCGTGGCTGGGGCATGGAGGACACCGCCTTCGCCCTGGCGTGCGAGGTCATCGCCGGTCAGCCGCTGGTGCGCATCGAACCCGGCGACGTATGGCACCTGTTCCACGCGAGCGCACCTGGCGAGAAGCACGGCAGCCCGTCGCACCGCAAGAACATGGCCCGCCTGGCGCACTACCAGGAGGCGCACCGCACCGGCGACCGCGCGGCCGTGCAGCGGCTGGTGGTCGAGGGTCGTGCGGAGGCCGCAGTGACCCACGTCGATGGCATCCCGCGCATCCTGCACCGCGTCGTACCCGAGGCCATCAACGCCACGGCCGAGGCGTGGTGGCAGCGGTGGGCGGAGCTTCACCCGACCTGGCGCCTGATGACCTGGCGCGACCCGCTGGACAAGGCTGACTTCCCGCTCACCTCGCCGCACTGGAAGAAGGTCAGCTGCGGTGCGCAACTCGCCGACCTCGTGCGGCTGGAAGTGCTGCTCATCCACGGTGGCATCTACGTTGACCAGGACATGGAGCCGTTCCGCTCGCTGGAACCGCTGCTCGGTGCCCAGGTGGTGGCAGCCTGGGAGGACGAGAAGGTGGTGCCGAACGCGGTGCTCGGCGCGCGGCCGGACCACGAGGCTATTCGGCTGGTACTTGCCGACGCGCTGCGGAACATGCGCCGGTCGGTCTGGGAGGCTGGCCCCGGCGCCACCACGCGCGTCCTCGTCGGTCGGACCGACACGCTGCTCCTGCCACCGGCGTCGTTCTACGACGTCCACTATCGCGACCCCGACCGGGACGCCAAGATGCTGATGCCGGCCTCACCCTGGACGTTCGCCCGTCACCACTACTGGGGGTCATGGCTGCCCGAGGCGCGGCGCAAGGTGCCCGCGTGACCACCTGGCGCCGACGCCTGCTGCGCATGCCGGGACTCATCGAACCCGAGCAGGGTCTGCGCCTGGCCGACCTGGCATCCACGGTGCCCAGCTGGGCCGCCATCGTTGAGGTCGGCAGCCATACCGGTCTGAGCACCTGCGACCTGGGGCACGGCAGCACCGGCGCTCACGTGTTCGCGGTGGACCCCTGGGCGGCGCCACGGCCGGGGTCACGCGACGACCCGTTCGGCCTCGGCACCGGCCGCGCGGTGTACGACGTGTTCGCTGGGAACCTCACGGCCGAAGGCCTCTGGCCGGTGGTGACCCCGCTGGCAAGTACCAGCGCCGAGGTCGCTGCCATCTGGCGAGCGCCGGTGGGCCTCCTGTTCATCGACGCCATCCATACCGAGGAGGCGGTGCGCGCCGACCTGGCCGCGTGGCTGCCGCATCTCATCGACACCGGCTGGGTCGCGCTGCACGACTACGACACCGACCCGACCCATGACTACTACGGGGTCAGCGTGGTGGCCGATGGCATGGCCGCTGACGGCTGGCAAGTAGCACCGCGCGTCGGGTCGCTCTGGACGGCGCACCGGTGACCAGCGTGTTCGAACGCATCTACCGGAACAACCGGTGGCACGGCACCGAGTCGCTGTCCGGTCCTGGCAGTGGCACCGCGCCGACCAAGGTCGCCTCGCGGTGGCTGCGCGACATCGTTGACCAGCACGGCGTGACGTCCGTGCTCGACATCGGATGCGGGGACGCCACCTGGCAGCCGCTGCTCCCCGGCTACCTGGGCATCGACGTGGCACCGACCGCCGTGGCGCGCGCCCAGGCCAGGCATCCCGACCGTGAGTTCCGAGTGCAGGACGCCGTAGCTGGGCTGCCGACCAAGCACTTCGACATGGTGGTCATGCGCGACGTGCTGCAGCACCTGTCGTTCAAGGACGGCTTCCGGCTGATGCGCAACGTCGGGGTCATGGCACCGCGCTTCATGGTCGCCTCGACGTACACCGGCACGAGCGAGAGATATCCACGTGACCCGCTGAACGTGGATATCCGCACCGGCGACTGCTACTGCAACGACCTGACGGCGCCTCCGTGGTCGCTGCCGCATCCCCTGGCAAGGTGCATGGACGGATGGGACTACGAGACGGGTGAGGTGCAGCGGGACCGGTCGAAGTGGCTGGCGCTCTGGCGAATCGCCGTCCCCGATGGCACCTGACTACCTGGCGAGCGAGCCGCAGTACGTCCACCACCTGGGGCCGCTCTGGGCGGCACGCCTGCAGGACGGCACCGCATGGCACCACGGGGAGGCAGCGCGTTCGGCCTGGGCTGCCCAGGACGCGAATCCGGTGGCCTGGCGCGGGTCGGCGCGCGTGGTGGTGGTGGCAAGCGCGCAGGACTACGCCCGCGCTCGACGTGCCGGTGCGCGCATCGCCTTCATGGAGCACGGCTGCGGGCAGTCCTATGCTGGTGACTCGCGCACTGCGCGCCATACCGCATACGCCGGAGGCGACGGCCGTGACGCCGCTAGCCTCATCCTGGCACCGAACGAGATGTCGGCTGCCAGGTGGCGGGGCAGGTATCCCCAGATGCCGGTCCACGTCATCGG